TAAGTCTCCATTAAGAAACCAGATTTTTTTACCGCCAGAAATTACAGGTTCGCTATTATATGCTTCGCTCTGAATTTTTCCTTTTGCAGTAACCATTTTCCCTCCACAGATTCGCTAGGTGGATGATAAAATTTTCTATTTCCACACTTGACACAATATGATTCTAGGTGATCTATGTTTGAGTGTATTCTATCAACAAACATTTTTCCTTTACATCTTTTACAAGTCATGTTAGTTTGGCACTCCAATTGCAATAACGTTAACTCCAACAGAGGCTGTTCCAGAAGTTCCAAACTTTACAATAAACTGAACCTCTGAAGTTGTTATAGAAGTTATTACAACGCTTGTGTTTGATCCAGCAGTAGTACCACTTATATTTACAATTGATGCAGTAGCAATTGGAGGAAACTTGAAGTTAGAAAATGTTACAGAGTAAGACTTTTCCTGACCTGCAGTTACTGTTTCGTTATTTGCAATTGATTTATATTTTCCAACAAACTTTGTGTCTGAAGTTTTTAAACTCTTTTTTTCTGCTCCAACTACGTCAACATCTGTATAGTTATATGTTGCATCAGAAATAGAAGTAGAAAGGTCATTTACAGCCTCTGCTAACTGATAAATATATGTAACATCAAGAGGTTGTCCTCTTTCTGGTAGTGGTACTTTTGCCATTTTATTCCTCCTATTAGATTATATCAAAGGTTGTGATCCAGAATCAAAGATTCCTAATCCTGCCTTTATTTGCTTTTTAGATGATGCTAGTTGTATTTTTACACGTACAGTTGTTGTTCCTTCATTTAAAAAAGAATATGAGTGAACTGCCGATGTACCGTGCCAAAAAAATGGGTTTCCATCAAAACTAACAAATACATCATATGCTGGATGAAGGTTTTCATCTCCCCACACTGCTGTAATTATTTCTTCACTTATTGACAATGCGCCAGTTGTTCCAACTACGCTAGTGCCATTGGAGTTATATATTGGAGACCAATGAGATGTTCTGTTTCTATCTTCAGAAATAATCCTGTATCTTGTGTTATATTTTAAAGTATCAAAATCAACTGGGGGCAATGCTGATTTTAAAATTCTTGTTTTTTTAATATTTGCATCAGCCATTATGTTACACCAATAGAAAATCTAAATTCAATATAATTACTTGTATTTGGTGATTTGATAATAGTTGTAGCAGTATCATTTTTAATAACTGAATAACCTGTTAGTCCATACAAAGGATTTGTTGTTGCAATATTTTCAAGTCTCATAGCATCTAAAGCAATGTAGTAATCAGAGGATGGAAGAGGTCCACCACTAATCCCAGTATCAATAACACAAGCATAAATCTTAACAACAGTGACTGCTTCCCATGTAAAGTTTTGAGTTGTGTACAGTTCTTGTAATTGCTTCTTTACTACAAAGTATCTATTTGTTTCAAAGTCATATCCATCAAAACCATTTTCAATATCAACTTCAAACCTTGCATACACATCTGGCTCTGCAACATCGGTTCCAGCAAAATCAACTAATATTCTAATTGTGTCTGGAACTGCTACAGAATCTCCATCTTTATTAACTAAAGAAAATGCAAGTCTTAATTCATCTGTTGGAGAATTTTTAGAAAAATCAACATTTGGTGCAGTTAAGTGTATATGGTTTGATCCTGGCTCAATAACAATATGATCAACTCCACCAGATCCACCGCCATCTAAACTTAAATCTGAATCGTCTCCTTGAATCAAGATAGTGTTATTTAAAAACCTTGCACGCTCATATCTTTCAAGACGATTTGTTTTATAAAAGATAGAGTTGTCTGCATTTGTTTGAAACACTCCATCTGTTACAATAACATTATCATCTTCTGGATCATCTAAAGGAACTGATATTGTTGGTATTGCTGTTGCTGCATTTGCTGTATGATGAATCCATGTTTCTCCTTGTGCAAAAGAAAATACAGTCTTACTGTCGTTAGCGCCAGCAGAGGGGTTTGATCCTGCAGAGTATAGACCTACCTCTGTTATTTCATATCTTTCTTCTGTTGGCAGTTCTGCTGTTAAGACTATTTTATCTATACCGTTTTCATTTATAAAGCCTCTAGAGGAAATTGGTACTCTGAACATCTCAAAATCTAGGTTTGTTTTTGTTGCAAAATTATCGGCAACATCTTCTGTCTGTAATGGCTGGGGACCGCAGCCAACTGCAAGATATGAAGCATAGGCAGGAGCCTGCCCTAGCATATATTTTCCGATTATACTCTTACCTTTATTTGTAATCATGATACAGTTTCTCCAAAGTTCGCTTCATATATTGTACCATTTATGGCGATTTGAACCTCTATCTGTTCATCATTATTCATATTAACAGTCTCAATAATTAAATCTCCAGTTGCCTCTTCAATATAAACATTTTCACCATTAACCCCGTTTCCTTCAAGAGGAACCTTTTCTTCAAACTTAATTGCAAAGTTAGCAAAATATGTATCTGAGGTAGACTGTAGCCTTAAAATATTATTTGGGTTATATCTTTGCTGTACCAATCCAAGATTTTTAATTGGTGAATAAGACACTCTTTGGCCATTTATAATATCGTTTCTAGAAACACTTAACAACTCATGACCACCAATATCTTCAAATATTAAATCTGTCATAATTTCTACAGACATAGATTGATCATCAAAAAGAACAGTGTCTATTGGCGCAGTTTTTGTTGGGGGTGTAGAGTATGCCGTTACTACTGTTGCGTTTGACGGAGTTTGTGGAACTGGAGATACTGTCATTTTAAACCTCACTCAAATAGATTGTCATGTTTGGTCCACTTTCTGATCTTTGATACTCTATATTATAAACTACAAACCTAGAAGAATCTTTAGAAACTAAATCTAAACCAGAAGAATCTTTGTAGTTTATCGTTACGATGTCTCCAAGTTGTAAAGTTGGAATGCTAAATATGTTCATTCCAACAGATTTTTTAGGCACCATTAACTTATTTATAATCCAGTTCATCATTGCATCTGCATCATCTTGTGTTTGAATATAAGGACTATCAATGGTAAATTCATTTTTCCCGTATGTTAATCTGCTTAACTTTATTTCATCATATCTTGACTTTTCAACTAATGGAGAGTATGTTAGTGTGCTTCCAACTAGTTCTGGGTCAGATAGATTGCCACGCTTCTTAAAAAATTCATCTACAGTTAATTCATGTGTAGTATCTTGTGTAAATGTAATTCCTTGAATTCTTAAAAAGTTTCCAGTTGTTTCATCTAGGTTCAATGCCTTATCTGTTGAATTAAATATTAAAAATTCTGCACCATATGAGTCTGCATAAAATCCAGATGTTGTATATCCTTTTATATTATTAAATGTAGGTGAAAGTTTTGCATAAAGTGCTGGGTATGCACGATCATACTTAATATCAAAGTATGCACATTCACGCATAATAGAACCAAACTCTTCAAAATACATGTCATATTTTGGTGGTTGTTGTGCGCTAATTCCAGATAAATATGTTGATTGAACAACACCGCTCATTGCATACTTTCTAAATGACTCTGTAACATCAATATCTTTGTCTCCAAATACCTGGCCCAAAGTTTCATTTACAGTAAATACTGTATTTTGGCTGTAGTTTTTAGATAAAGCATATATATTTTCAAACATACACTTTGATGAACCTCGCACAAATAATGCCATATTGTTATATGTTGGAAGTGGATCTGTGTCATCTACAACCTTTATTAGTTGGTTATTTATATATAGATAGAATCTTCTAGTATTACCTATGTCAATATATTCTACTGATAAATCATATACCGTTGAATTTTCTTCTCCCGCAAGTCTTTGTTGACCAGTAAACTTTCCATCATCAACAATAATCTTTGATAGTCCTCCCCAAAGTTTTACTGGTATTGCATCTGAGTTTGAAGAGTCTTTTTTAATTTTATAGAATACAACGTTGTTTACTGAAAATTGTGCATTATTATTTTCATCAACCTTAAGATATGAGTTTATATTATCTTCAGTAAGTGCAACAATTTCAAAGTAATATCCATTGTTTGTTTCTGGATTTAATAAAAATGCTAGTCCTCCAGAGCCACCACCTATATTTATATTCTGGTCTGGTTGGTTTCCAGATAACTGATAGTAGGTAACGCTTCCATTTGGAGACTGTGTTCTAGTTGTATTATTTTCAATTTTGCCAACAATTCTTAGCCTTGTTCCAAAATGCTTATAGGCATTATTTAAGTTCTTATATACATAAGACACAAAGTTTAGTGGAGTTTCTGTTGTCTTAAATGATGGACCATTAAAAACCAATGCAGATGACTGAATTGTTCCTGTTTGGGTTGATGGTAAATTATTTACTTCTGTTTCACTTAAATAACTTGTAGCCATAAAATTCTTTATAATGCTGTTTCTTGTTGATTGTTTTGCAACTGCATTGTTTACTCCTGCTGCTGCAACAGTAGTTGCAGGAAGTGTAGAGGCAAGATCAGCATCCAACTTTGTACTAAATAGATATTGAGACTTCATGTTTAATCCACGAACATTATCGTTATTTGTCCAATAACTATTGATGCCAGCAGAATGTGAAACTATCTGAGTTCCAAACTGTCCACGTCCATGGTCAACAACAGCACCGTTTTGTAGCCTTGTTATTCCATCTACTATTTCATAGTTTGGAGTTGCATAAATTCTTACCAGACCTGTGGGATATATTTTTCCATTAAAAGGTATTGATGCAAAATACTTTTGGTATTCTTGATTACTGCTAATCCAAACCTTTCCAGTTCCAGTAATATCAAACTCTGCAGCGTCGTATCTAATAACTTCTCCATTAGAGTATAGGTATCCGTTATATCGTGTTAGCCAATATACGTTTTCTCCAAGATCTATAATATTGTTAGTAAGAACATTACCAACTACAACTGGTGCTGTTCCAACTAGATCTGAGTTTAATGGCATTGCTCCTAATACATAACTACCCTGCTTTGAGGCAAGTTCATTTATTGTTTTTGTATTTTCTGTTCCTGCAACTTCCCATAAAAGTGATGGCTTATATATCCAAGTTTTTTCTTTATCAATCATTGTAGATTGACGAATTGATCCGTAAGATCTTTGAATATATCTAGTTGTATAGTTAATCTTTCCATCATTGTAAATCTTTTTGTCTTGTGATGCAATAGCAATAATGTTTGGAAGTTTTCCAGAACTAGAGTTTTCAATTACTCCAGAATCAGTTTGATTATTAGATCCAGATAAAACAAAATCTGTTTGTCTTTGAGTTGCTGTAGGCATTAAGTAATCTTTACTCATTACAACAAAATTATTATACTCATCAAAGAACATTGCACTTTGAGTTGATACAGCCAATTGATTTAAGACTTCTGCAACGTTCTGGTCTGGAGCAACAAAAAAATATGGGATGATAGGGTCTGACTCATCTGCTACACGCTTAAAGGTATAGTTACTAAATCCAACATAATCAAGAAGCATTGATATTGCATAACTTAAAGATGTCTGTGTTGTAAGGAGTCTAGGAGCAGGCATTGATTCTAAAAAGAAATAAAAATCTCTTAACTCTATTGATAACTTGGCTGCAGTTACGTCTGCTTGAGGAAATCCTTCTGAGTATAAGGTTTTAATTGGAACTGAATACTCATCTCCTGCAACATCTAAGATTGATTCATAAAAAAGAAACTTTATATTTTTTCTAATATATTTAGCAACTATGCTAGATGTATTGTTTTCATTAAATGCTTGATCGTCATCAAAAAGAGATAGAGTGCCCGTAGATGCGAGTAACTGTCCAACTGGAAGAGATGTAGTTCCTATATCAGATAAAATCTTTTTAATATTAAAATCAACAACCTTGTCTGATATATTTACAACTAGTCTAGGAGACATCTCAATTAAATCAAATGTTGAATCAAATTTGTTCATTGTTTCTGCAACAACTCTTATGCCACGAAGATATGCAAACTCTCTATATGTAGTTTGGTTTTGTGCATCATTAGTAAATAGATCTGGGCTTGTTAGGTCTGTAATAAGTTTTGATGAACGGTTTAAAACTCCAGTTCCAAGCATCCATCCATACTCAGGAACAAAAGAGTCGTACTCTTCATCCGAACCATTCCAAATATACAAGGTTCCACGATCATTGGTATTTTCAACAACGAGATAGCCATCTCCATTTAACGACTGCTCTGGCAATAGTGTTATAGATGCTATCTTTTCAATAAAGGTATATGAATCCTTATAAGCATCTGGAATTTTTAATCCGTATTCTAATTCAACATAACCATCTTCTGGAATAATTGGAGATCCGCCATCACGAACAGAGTTTTCGTCAAAAGAATAAGCATCAACCCAATTGTCTTCATTCAGGTATTGAATCTTCCATTTAACTGGAGTTGTTTTATTTGCTGAGCCATACAAAGGATCTGCAAAGGTTTTTCCATCTTTTATAAAGTTTCCAAGATTTGCTGTTCCAACATTTGTTTGCATTTTTACTACAAGCCTATTTGCTGGAACCTTTTCTTTATAAACTACAAAAGGAACAGCATCATCAATATAGTTTAATCCATTAGATACATTTTTTGCAATTCCTCTTTCAACATTGTTTTCTGTTCTAAATGATGACCAATATCTAAACTGATCATATCTTGATGCCATGTAGTATCTTGGTCTTTCTGCAAGAGATACTCCAGAGTTTGCAAAATATCTATTGCCAAAATATGATGCTTTGTTAATTCCAGATCGTGGTCTAAAAGGCTTTACACAATCTTCTAAAGAATATATCATTTTCATTTTTTCTTTAGTTGATGTAAAAAGTTGTGGAACTCCAGAGTTATCAAACCCTCCATCTACAACAACATCGGCATCTGTTGCACCTGTATAGTAGTTTCCTACATCTAGGCTATCAAATGTTAAAGGAAGTGTTCGGTATTGTACCTCTGACCCTGTTGGCCTATATCTATAGTTTCCAAGTTTAAATATATTATCTGGCATATTCATATTCCACTCAGCCAAGACTAATGACTGTAAGTGTACTGTTGAAGATGTTTCTAGATGTGTCTTTAATGTCTCACTAACAAACATTTAGACCTCTTCCAGCGATACCGAAATATTCCAGAGATCGTGGTTTGAGCCACCACGCTTTACAACAGAGTAGTTAAAGTCTGTTATGTAAACCTGCATTACTTGATTATATTGTGCAAGGTGGCCATATGCTGCATCATCTTTACCAAAGTTTGAGTACTTGTCGTATGCTAAAAACATCCAAAATGGTCCTGTATGGTTTTCATACCAGTCAAGTAGTTCTACTCCACCTGCACCACCATCTGATGTAAATTCACCTGTTGTATTTTTGTCAGGGGATAGGCCAGTAGACAAAAACCCTGCATCTTGAAAGTATGACCTTGATGGCAAATTACTCCAGGAAACAGACATTGTTAGTTTATCTGCTATGTGGTATGAACGCATACGTCCATTGATAGTTCTTTGTCTTTGCTCTATTCTTATTGGTGTAAAATTTAGTTCCCCACGATTATGGTCTGAAAGAATAAGAAATTGATTAGTTAGATCTAGGTCTGTGGACTCATCATAGTTGCCTTGGACTTCGTAGCCATCTGGTACATATACCCCGTCAACGAGTGTGCCAGGGTTCTCAGACCATAACAGGGCTTGGGGGCGCTGATACCTACGTCTACCCGTTAAATACGCTTCTGTAGCCATTTAGCCCCTCTGTGTCCTAATTCTCTGTGAGTCAACTTGTCTAATTTGTGTCATAACGACTCTTGCAATATCCTCTGGATTTGCATCAGATTTAACATTGACGTTTAGATTATAATTATACACCTTCTCGCCTTCGTATGATCCACTATTAATAGCCTTCATCTTATCAACGCCATATGAGTCAACAGCATACTTACTCATTACAAACTCTCCAGGGGTAAGCATTGCTGGAATAATATCAGTTCCTCTTGCTTTTCCACCTACCGCAAAATACTTAGGCTTGACCATTCCACCAGATGCGTATGTAGCCTGCCGACCTCTTGATGCATATCCTGCTGCTCTTGCTGCATATTGTGCATTTTGTTTTGCTAGGGCTGCAACTCTGGCTGCTTCTGCTTCTTGTGCTGCTTTTTGTTGAGCCATGTAAGCCTTAGATGCTGGATCTCCTGATTTTGCTGCATCTGCAATTGCTTTCTTTGCATCTGCCATTGCCTTAGCAAGCGCTACCCTCGTTTTTTCTGCTTCTTCATCAGCCTTTGCTTGTGCTGCAAGTTGTGCATTTAATTCTTCTTCTGCCTTTTTGTTTGCTGCGTCAGATGCATCTGCTGCTGCATTTGCTGCAGTGGTTGCTGCTGTGACTTGTGCAGGAGTTGCAACTGTAGTTGTTGCTGGTGGAATAAATGCACTATCTTTTGAATACTTAGCATTATTAATTTGTGAAAGGGCTGCAGCAATTGAATCTACAATATCTTTCATAGTCTTAAGTGGACCATTATTAATTTCTGTCAACTTGGCCTTATACGCATCAAGTTGAATCTGTATAGATTCCCATCCTAGTTTTTCTTTATCAATTGCAAGAAGTTTTGCATCAAGTATTTTTTGATTAGCATCAAGTTCATTCTGCAGTCTATCTAATACTTGTTGTGCATTAAATAGTTGATTTGCCTTAATTCCATCAATTACAGTTTCAACATCTCTAATTGCTAAAAGTTTTACTTCTCTTAATTCTGTTATATTATAAACTTGATCCTCTAATGAAAGAATCTGTGCTTGAATAGTTTTTCTTTGTTGCTCAAGTGCATAAGACTGTTGGCTAATTCTAAACTGTTCTGCTTCAATTTGTGCCTTTGTCATACCACTTGCAGATACAAGGGCTTCTGTTTCAGCCTTTCTCGCTGCTGCAAGAAATTCTCCAGATCTACGGTTTGCTGCATCTGCTGCAGTAGAACGCATTTCATTTGCTAGTTGCGCTGCTGCAGAAATGTCACCTTGAGATAGTGCATCAGCAAGAGAAATTCTCTTTTGCTCTTGTGCAGCAATCTCTTGATTAAGTTCAGAAATTGTCTGGAGAGCAGCCTCTTGCTTATCATACTTCTCATTGATTGCTTCTGTAGCCTTATCAATTAATGTTAGGTCATTTGACAATACCGCTGATCTATCAGACAATGCCTGTAGTGGTCTATCAAAATCAATCTCCATTTTTCTTTGAGCATCATTGATGTTTTCTTGAATGTCATCAAGAAGGTTTTGACCAATCTTTGAGTCGTACTTAAGTTCAAAATTAATCTTATCAATCTTATCTTGCTGTTTTTGAATATCATCATTTACCTTTTGGACAGCATCTTCTGCAACAACTATCTTTGCCTTTAATTCAAAGTTGGCTACATCAAATTGGTTTTGTAATGTTTTAGCCTGTAGATCAAGTGCAGAAATATTTGCATCAATTGCATCTTGTGTTTTTTGTTCAAAGGTTTTTGTTTGTTCTTCAATAAGTTTAAGTAGGTCTAGATAGGCCTTTGTTTGAGAAATTAGTCCAGCATACTGCTCTGCAATTTTTCCAGGTGCGTTAGCAATGGCCCATGCGTTTGATTTATCTTTTAATATTTCATTGATAACCTCTTGCTTAACACCTTCAGCATTTAACTTTTTGTATGCCTCTGCTTGTGCCTTAAGATCCTCTGTAGAATATATAAGTTTAAGATGTGATTCTTTTTGTTTTAAAGATATACTTCGCTCTATTTCGTGATTTAACTCTTTGCGCTCTGCAGCAGATATAACTAATGCACCCTTTTCTGCAATTTGTGCAGCAAGAGTTTTATTTTCCAAAATCTTTTGAATTTCAGCGGTAGTATAAATTGCTTTATTATTTTCATCACGCATATCAATTAAAACATTGTGTGCCCGTATCTGATTATTAACTTCGTCATTTGCTGTTTTTAGTTGATCAATATATGTTCCAATAGTCTTGCTTTCAAATGCTAGATTTAAAAACACAAACTCATCTGTAATACCAGTTATTCTTTTTGTTTTTTTATCAATTTCAAATAATGTCTTTGCAAATAACTCAAACTGTGTAGCATCAAAACCACGAATAATATCCATAAAATCTGTATTTATAGTTATACCAAGATTGCCACCTAACCACTCATACTTTTTTGCTGCTTCTTCAATTTGCTTAATTGCACCCTCTTGATCCGCAAGCATTGGATTAACTGACTTTTTCCCCGCTCCAAAAAACTTTTTAATTTCATTAAGAGGATCAAGTGCATTAAAAGCACCCTCTTTTACTAATTTAAGTTGTTGACCAAGATCCTCAATCCAAGACATATCTTTTGTTGGTCCCTTAGTTAGATCAGTTATAGGACCACCCTTTTTATCATCTTCGTCTAGTCCAGTACCCTTCCATGAAAGACCAAGGGCTTCTAATGCTGTTCTATAAGCCTTTACACCTTCTGCAGATTTTCTCCAAGCATCATATTGTTGCGATGCTGCTGCTCTTGCAGAATCAACAAACATGGTTGCTGGATCATTTTGTGCAGCCTTTTTCATAAATCCAACTCTTAATGTTTGTTCGATGTCTGCTTTAACTGAGTCTGAATCTTTTAACATTTTAAATGCAAAGATTGCTTCAAACCTTTTTTCTTTAGGCAACTTCATAAAGTAATCAATGTTGTCAACTACATATTGTAATGTAGCATTTGCTGGCAGTCCTGCTCCAGCAAGTTCTGTTTGATACTTTTGCAATAACTTTATATCAAACTCTCCGTTAGGGAATCTTTGCTTAATTGCATCTATTTCTTTTCCAAGTTGAGCAAGGTCGTCAATATCGCTTTGATCAATTTCCATTCCAAGATCTGGAACAACATCTTTTGGAGCCTTTGCATATTCTTCAAGGGCTGTAAGAACATTTTTAAGTTTTGCTGGATCACCCATCAATTGATCTGTTAGGTTTTGGAATCCTTTTTGTTTTGTTGGATTTTCAAACCTTGCAAGAAGTGTTGTAATTCTTGCAAAAGTTTCTGCATCAGTTGCTTCTAGTGTAATTTTAATAACCTGGTTTAGGTCTTTTCCGTTTCTTTCAACAACATCTTTAAGAAGTAACATTTGTTCTGGAGAGACAGTCTTGGATTCAACAAGAAGTGATATTCTAATAACATCTTCAATATTCATTCCTTGAAGTTGATCCCCAAGAAGTTTTGAACCTATACTGTTATTCCATGCTTCCTGCATTCCAAGAATTGCAGCATCCATTGTCTTTGCAAGCATCTTTTCATCTTTAGATTTAACAAATGGTAAAAATGCAAATGGATCTGTAAACATTTCAGATGCCATCTGCCCCTTGCCTTCTTTATCATCTTGATAGTTTTTAACTACCGCTAGGTACAAATCTAAAGTTTTTTGTTGTTGAGCAGCAAGTTCTTTTAAGCCTTTAGTTCTGCTTGCTTCAAGCGTTGTAATTCTTGAAGTAATTCTTTCAATTTCTAATAAATTAGTTGTTCTATTTTTTTCAAGAGATAGGTTTGCTATTTGAGAATCAATTTGATAATTTAATGCATCAGCCGACTGTTGAATTGCTGCAAAGTTTTGTGCTGCAACTCCTTGCAATAATCCTGCTGCAGCCCCAATTGCTTCTGCTTCTTTACCTCTTTGCCATATTCTTGTTGCTATTGTTCCTAATACAGCACCTACGGCAACTACTCTTCCAGTCATTGCTTTCATTGCAGTTCCTGAAACTGTTGCTGCACTACCTGCAAGTTCGGCTTGGGTAGCAAGCAATGTTAAAGATTTGCTATAGGCATTGGCTGCAATGGCTGCGCCTGCAAGTCCACCTGCACCCATTCCACCAACCTCTTTTAGGCTGTACATTCCTAATTGACCAGATCCCACATCTTGGAAGTTTTGTGCTGCAGTATCAAAGCCTACTTGATTTGCCTTAATTAATTCAAGTTGAACCTTTAATGGCTCTTTTGCAAGGTCTTGTCCATCTGGGCCAAGAATCTTCATTAACTGACCTTGCATCTGGTATTCTAAAGTTGGGTCCTTAAGATCTCTTGCCATTTTTGTAATAATTGATTCTGCCTCTAGATAAGACAATACTCCTTGATTTACTGCAGAGGCTAGTTGTGCAGTTGAAATTTGTCCAGCAACAGTAGATGTATATTGCTTTGACAGTTTGTCAAAATCTTCTTTAAACTTTTTACCAGGCTCAGATCCAAGAAAGTTTGTTCCAAACTTTTGATTTACAGAAGGTGAAATAGTAGTTCTTCCCAACCTCTTTTGCTCATACTCTTGAGTAATTGATACTTCTCCAGTTATTGATCCGAACTCTTCTAATTTTGTATTTGTCATAGAGAATGACTCAGCAAGTTTATTGCCTTCTATTATTGCCTTTTTAATTTGTGCAGACTGCATCTTTAATATAGCAGCGTATCCTAAAGCAACTCCTGCAAGAAGTTTTAGTGGAGTGTTTAATATTGGCTGTAACATTGCAAGCATAGCAACTGCACTTAGAGTGCTCATATTTCTTGCCATAATACCGTCTGGATTTGTACTTGCCTGAGCCATACCCATCATTGGAAGCATAGAGGCAGCCATTCCAATACCCATGTTCTTGCCCATGTTGTTCATCTGCTTTAACTGACGAGCATTTTTTAACTCTTCTTTGGTCATTGTTGATGCAACTTGAGTATTTTTTATTGTGCTATCGGCTGCTGCATTTGCTGCTTGCCCAGTAGAAATAAAGGATGATGAGGCAACTGATGCAGCCTTCCTTACACCATCCATTACTGTTCCTGTAATTTTTGATTTCTTTGCAGCAGTTGTTGCTTCCGCTGCAAAATTTCTAACTGCTCTAACATCCTTATCTCTAACTAATGAAGTAAGAGCATTTCCCATTCTTGTCTTTGATGTTGGAGGCTCTTTAATTGGATCCCCCCAAGAATCTAAACCTGGTGTAGGAGTTGGACCTGCATATTTTCCACCTGGTCTTAGTGATGATGGGTAGCCATCCCAACCAACATTTGACTCTGCAAAACCAGGAACATTATCAGCAATCATTGAACGAATAAGTGGCATATACTTTTCAGATTGCTTTGCAGGAATTACTGCCTCTCCTGGTGAAAGCATTGCAGGTTGAATATCTCCAGCACCCTTTGGACCAGGTACTGAAACAATACCCTCTGCTAATTCAAGAGGAGCCTTTACCTTAGAGTGAACTGCGTGTAACTTGGTCCAATCAACACCTAGCCCAGCCTTAAGTCTATCAACCATTCTCTGATATACAATTTTTTCAACTCCTGTTGTTAACCCAAGAGAAGCAATAGTCTTTTCTAATCTTGGGATAGTTGCATTAATCTCAGCAATCATTGCATCTTGATATTGCTGTGGTGTCATAGATCTTGCTATATCAGCAGTATTTTCAGCAAATGCTTTTCTAGCACCACCCTTGACTCCTAGAAGATTGATCATTGCCTGCTCTTCTAGAGATGGCATATTAAACTTAAATTCTCTTGCTCCTGAAGCCTTGCCAAATACTCCAGAGGCACCTTGATCTGCTACATTTGGTCCAAATACGTTTGAAGGAGATAAGTCTTTGTCCCCTCTTACTGTTGAGGCAAGAAGTTGTGTGAAGTATTCTTCCTTAGAAAACTTAGTTCCTCCAGTTGCAAATTTTGGATTGTATGGAGACTCAAGAACAATAATTTTTCTCTTGCCAGTAAGGTCTGTTGGATCAATCATTGTTCTGATTGTTTGTTCTGGAGCGTCTAGATCTTTAAAGGCACCTCTAGTAATTACTGTGCCTCTTTGTTCTGCTAATGCTGCCTTTTCATCAAGAACTGGTTTAACAACAACAACTTGTCCATTTGGCTTTCTATAAACTCCACCAATACCTGGGATTGGAAAACTGTGACCTGTGAATTCTTCTAACTTTACTCCAAAGTTTGTTGGTGGAGTATCTCTAAATCTACTTGATCTTACACGAGCATCTATCTGTTGTGCAATTGCTCTATTTTTTGCAATAACCTTAAACGGTATTGGCATTCCTAAAGAAACAACTCCTCCAGCAAAACCTGGAACGCCTGCTCTTGGTAAAGATCTTATTTCATCATTACTTACACCAGCATCTTTTAACAATGAAAGTTGATTTGTTTTTGCACCAAACTTCTCATAGTATCCAGTAGAAAGTCTTCTATCTAGCGTTGCATGAACAGCCTTTTCAACTGCAGATCTTTTAGAAGCAGGCTTATCTAAAATCATCTTAAGCGCTGCTTGGGCTTGATCTCTTCTAGAAATATGCATTCCCCCCGTAGAGGTTTGTGCTATATCTTGGAAAAATTTATTAAAAAATGACTGCTCTTCAAATACATTGCTTGGTGCATTTCTTTTATATTGCGTTAATCCTGATAGTTCATCAACTTGCCTATCTGTAAATCTATGGCTAAGTGCTGGTGAGTACTTAAACTCTTTAGCATTTGCACCTTGAGCACCTTGAATTGTTAGTAGGTCTTCTTGTGTTAATCCATATGGGTTTGCTTTATTTTGTGCAAGAAGTTTTAAACTTTCAATTTCATCTTTGTGGGTTTTAACAAGTTCTTTATAAATTGGAGAATCTTTATACCTTGATCTTAAAGACTTAACCTCTTTTACAACTGGTCTCGTCTTGCTTGCATCATATTTTTGCAACTTTGAAAAAACTAGTTTTGGTGTTAATACACCACCTCTTTCAGCAATTTTTCCTTGTAATCTTGTTCTTATTGCATGTTCAAGTTTTCCTTCAGTTGTATCGGCATAGCCCTTAACTGAACTAACTGGACCACCAGGAAGTCTACCTTTAGACTCTAACCAGTCTTGGTTATCCTTTAATAAAGTTTTTAATTCATCAACATTTTCTCTTTTTACCTTAAACGATTGTGATCCTGCTGTGACAGTTACTAATCCATCTGGACCCTCATCAAATCTAATACCAGAAAGTCCAGGTCTTGTTAATGATCCAGATGCTATTGAAATAACTGGGGCCTTTGATCCAATTACTCCTCTTGTTGAAGCACCTCTTCCAACTGCAAGAGCGCCAACCCTTCCAGCCATGAAACCTGGAACCTTGTCTTGAATAATCTGATTAATAAACCCTGCATACTTTTGTGTTTGCTTTGTTGGAATAACAGACTCTCCAGGAGAAAGCATTGCTGGAACTACGTCTCCTGCTCCCTTTGGTCCTGGTACAGATGTTGTTCCTCCCGCAAATTTCTTAGGAAGAATTACTCCACCTCTAGGCATAAACATTCCTGGGTTATTTGCTGCAAAGGCTCCCATAGAGGCTGTAGCCCTAGTGTAAGCGCTTGTTAGAGATGCTAGAGCATTTGCTTCTAATGCATATGCTGCAGACAGTTGCTGGTGCTTAGAGTAAAGGGCATTACTAATAGAGATGTTTTCTAATTCTTCTTGTGATAAGTACTGCGTCTTTAGTGCTGCATCAGTTGATCCCGCTGCAAGTTGTTGATAACCTTTACGAAGAACCTGAACACCCTTAACAGAGTTTGCAACAGCATTTGCAAGCAAACCAAATGTCATTAAGAATATAGGTCCTAGTCCACCAACTACGACAGTTATAATTCCAATGGCTTTCTTTATTCCATCTGGAAGATTGTTAAACTTGTCAGCCATTCTTCCAATAAATTCAATTACTGGTGTAAGGACCTTTGCAAACAACTCTCCTATTGGTGCAATAGAGGCCTTTAGTCTTTCTACAGATCCTACTAACTTGTTCATTGGTGAGTCTGCCTGAGTTTTTAATTCTCGTTGGCTTAAGATTGCAAGTTCTTCAACGGATGCATTAGTTAGTTGAAGAACACGAGCAGCCTGTGTTCCTTCTCTACCAATGTTATTAAGAAGTGCAGAGATTCTAGCAAACTGATACTTGCCAAAAACCTTTTCAATTACTCTTGCTTTTTCAAGATCTGTTAATGGTTGTAATGCTTTTGCAAATCCAGTTACTGTATTTCTTAAGTTGCCAGCATTTGCTTCAACAATGCCCTTAATGTTGATTCCAACCGCTGCTGCTGCTTTAGATGCAGCATTACTTGGATTAATTAAAGATGCAAGTCCAGACTTAAGTGCGTTTGCACCTTGTGCTGCAGAAATTCCACCTTCTTGCATTGCTGCCATGAAGTATGCTAAATCTTTTACATCACCACCCAGTTGTTGAATAACTGGAGCAACCTTTGGAATTGCTTCTGTTAAATCTTCAAGGGCTACTACAGTCTGGTTTTCAACTGCGTTGAGGAAGTCAATTGTTCCAGCCATTGCTGAAGTATCGATTTGAAAAGCATTCTTTAATGCAATTGTAGTCTCTAATGCCTTTTCTTGTGTCACTCCACCAAGGACTGCAAGTTTATTTGTTTGCTCTACAAGGTTTTCTAATCCTTTACCAGAAAAACCTGCTGCTGCTGCATCTGCAGCCATCTTAATTGTGTCAGAAACCTTAAGTCCATACTTTGTATACTCATCTCCAAGATCACGAATATTTTTTAAAGCAACAGCGGTTGCACCTTGGTCTGTAAAAATATCTCCATAAACCTTTTTAAATCTAATTACTTGAGTTTCAATTTCCTTAAATGTTTTAATTGCTTGAGCACCAAAAAGCATAAGTGGAATTGTAAAACCAACCATGAGTTGGCGACCTGCCCACTGAGTGTTCTTACCAAAGTTTAATAGTTTTGTTGAACCATCATCAATAAGTTTATTTAATATTTGTTGTTTTTGTGTTGCTACCATTAACTGGGTAGTTAGGTTTTGCATATTTAAAGATTTTGGAGTAAACTTCATGGCGTTCATTGCGCCTTGGGCATCTCGTCCTAATTGTACATATTGCTGTTGTAAAGTTTTTACACGCTTATCAACTAACTTGCCAATAGTTTCAAATTCACGACCAAAAAACTTTCCAAAAGTCTTGGTAGATGCTGCACCATATCTAAAATACTCTTTGAGCGATAATCTTTGTCTATCTAGGTTTGTAGCAAACTGCTCAGAGGCAGTGCTCATTCTTGTCATTGATGCTGTCCACTGACCAGTGGCATTTACATTGTGTAGAAGAGATTGTGCGTATTTTGCTTGTGCTGCTGCTGCAGCCTTTGTTCCAACAATTAAGGAACGGTTAAGGGCTGTGAGTTCCTTCTCAAGTAGACGCAGTTGCGTCATTGCTTGTGAGGTATCAATATTTATAAAAATATTGCTATTTGTATCTCCAGCCATTAACCGTTAGCCTTAAACCGTTATAGTTCTTCTTGTGCTAAAGCAAGTAAAGCGGTATCTGAAAGATTAATTCCAGATGCAGCCTCAATGATTGAATAAACTGTAGGAAGATCAATTACATCTTCAAGTTTTTCAATGCTTTCCCCCAACTCTGGCTTATACTGCTCCATAGCGATTGCTACACACTCAATTAAAAGT